CCCCCCCTGGGGTCCCCATCCCGGGGGGACGAATCGCGCGATATGGGCGGTGGGGTGATCCCCCGCGGTAGCTCTCTCGGCTGAAATCCGTTTTGGGGGTGCTTCCGGCCCCTTCCGGCCGTGGTCGCCGAGCGTCGAGGCCGTGGCCGAGCGTCGAGCTTCCGGCCCCTTCCGGCCGTGGTCGCCGAGCGTCGAGGTGCTGGTCGCCGAGCTTCTCGCCGGTCGTGGTCGAGGCCGTGGTCGCCGAGCGCCGAGCGTCGAGGCCGTGGTGCTGGTCAGAGGTCGAGGAGCTTCTCGCCGTGGTCGCCGAGCTTCCGGCCCCTTCTTGCCGTGGTCGAGGTCTCGCTTCCGCCGTGTGCTCGCGGCCCCTGGTTCGTGGCTGTGGTCGTGGTGGTCGCCGAGCCCCTTTGTGATCTTTTTTCCAGCATTCTAAACCTTGACAAGAGGGCTGACCTTCCATAGGGTTAGCGGGACATGCTCTGGAAAAAAGACAAATCGAAAAAGGAAAACGCGAAAAAGACGCGGGCTAGTATTTCCCAATTAAAAAAGGAAAACGCTCCCGAAATACAATTCGGCGACGACGTTTTCAACGATGAATCCGACTTTCAGCTAGCCAAGCCGGGAAAGCGGACTAAATTAGAAACCGAAATGCAGGACGGCACCTTGACGCCTGAGCAGATAAGAGAGGACTACCTTTCCCATAGAGAAGCGCTTTTTCCCGTTGTCACCAGTCAAGCGCATGCATTAAGGGTAACCACGGCAACGATTTACAATTACCGTTTCCTGATTCCTCATAGCCCGCTAATCGCTCAAGTCTTTTCCTTTTTGGTGCGACTCGAAAGAGCTTTCCGCCGTCGAGTCGTTACGGAATTGACCCCAGATCTACAGAAACGTCATCCCGTGCGCTATTTGGAATTAGCCTTTCCGGACTTGAGGAAGTCCGGAATCAGCGAGAGAAAGATGGCAATCCTCTTGGCGGAAACCGTTACACAACTCTTGCCGGAATTGCAGGATCAATTGCTGCGAGGTCTACAGAGCGACGACTTCTCAGAGGAAGATCTTGATAAAGTCCAGATCCGCATTCAGCGAATCGTGGCCGAATACACGAAACCGCTAGCGACGCTCGGGAGCGGTTGATGGAAAGCTTAAAGGCGATATTCGCCCATGAAGAAAGGTACGGCGTTCTCCGTACCGGTAACCGCTTCATTCCTTCCACCGTCGGGCGTGCTCTTCGGTTGAAGCGGAAGCCCATTAGTGTGAATGCGTCAAGCTGGCGTGAATGGGTGCTTGAACTATTCCCTGAAAAGGTTGGGCTCGACTTCGCGCCGCACCATGAGGAAATATGGAGCTGGGCAACGACGGTAACGCATATCATCACCCCGCGGCCGTTGGTGGCGATCCTTCCCCGTGCGGGAGGAAAGACGACCACGCTTGATCTAATGATTTCCTTTATCCTGGCGACACGTAGAAGAAACTTCATTCTAATAGTGGCTTCGAACATCTTCAAAGCTAGGCAGAGAATCAAGTCCGTGATGGGCCTCCTAGAGTCCCCTTCATTCAAGAAACGCTATCCGGAGACCGGAGAACCCGCGTTGAATGAAAAGGGAAGCGTATATGGCTGGAATGAAGACGTTCTACGCATGGAATCCGGTCAGATTGTCGCCGCCGCGAGCATTGCGGGAAATAACCGTGGCCTGAATGAGCAGACGGGCCAACGCCCGGACATGATCGTCCTCGACGACATCGACAGTCACGAAGACTCTCAACTGATGACCGACAAGAAAGAGAGAGAGATTGTTTCCTCAATCCTCCCCACGGAAGGGAGTTTACCCGCCGCCGTCGTCTTTGTTCAAAACCTGATCAAGTCGCAGGGGGTAGCGGACCGTCTTGTGACAGGATTGGCAGAGTGGGCCAATGACCGGATACTCGTCGGCCCCATTCCTGCTGTATGGGACTTGGAATATGAGACAGAAGAGGAAACGGTAACAGTTAACGGTAACTCTGTCCGCAAGGTCAGGCACAAAATTACGGAAGGAAAGCCAAGCTGGACTGGGCAAGACTTGGCGGCATGTCAGTACAAGGTTGACAAATGGGGCCTGAGCACATTTCTTCACGAATGCCAACACGTAGTCATCAACTACGCTCACGCACTACTGGAGACACGTCACTTCCGGCATGCTTGGGAAGGCTTCGACATGTCCATCCTTTCACCCACCAGAGCGGTTGGCGTCGATCCGTCGGGTGGGGCGGTAGAATGCGGCATTGTCTGCGCGGGCCGGGACGGCTTAGGGCAGTATTACGTCCTAGATGATCAGAGTGTACCTGTTACACCACACACAGACTGGGCAGACGTCGCCGTACACACGGCGATCACCTGGCGCGCAAGGATGATCGTGGAGACGAATTACGCGGGTGGTTTGGTTTTGGAGGCAATCAAGGCGGCAATCAAGAAAGCGAAGGACGCGGGAGCGACGTATTCGCCGGTTGTCGAGCCCGTCCAAGCGTACATGTCCAAGCAGGACAGAGCCTTTCCGGTTCAAAAGCTGTACAAGGACGGAAAGGTAATCCATCTCCGGAGCTTTGAACGGCTGGAGACGGAATGGACAACGTGGGAACCTGGGAAATCCAAGGAAAGCCCGAACCGTCTTGACGCTGCTGTCCATGCCATTAATGCGCTCCGGGCTCTGGCTCAACCGGTTGAGGATCAATCTTTGCCGTTTGAGGGATACGGTAGCTCCTTGAACCTGTAAGGAAAGTCTGAGATGTCGCTATCGCTACACCCCGCGAACCGGATTCACCCGGCATATGTTCGTCAAGCGAAACAGAGGGAGCTATCCCTTGCGTACCGGGAAGGAACGGACGTATTCAAGTTTGACGGAAGCTCCCGGGGGAAAAAATTGTGGGTCAAGCCCGAACCGGGGGAGACGTCAAATGACGCTCTACAATGGTACGCGGCACGCGTCGACCGCTGGACGAGCTCCAACGTCTATGCCGATTCTCTGACAGTTTCCGGCGTGGTGCCGTTTCGGCACAGGATTCTCTCCAAAGGGTGGCCGAAAACGTTGGAGGAGCGAATCAAGGGCAATGGGGGAGGGTTAGACGGTCAAGGATTAAATCTTCGAACGATTCACCGTCAGGTTTTCTTAGAGAAGCTTTTTGCCGGAATACACTTTCAGCGGGCCGCGGTGGTGGGAGGTAGGGTTATCTGGAAACATGAATCGGCGGACGCGCTCGTCTTTTGGCAGTTAGATCACGTGGACCAGGGGCTTACGTTGACGGCGGCAACCGTGGAGGACGTAACGCCTGACGGTTACGTAATGCGGCGCCTATTTTCCTTGAAGGAAGGACGGCGCGTCCGGTTCCGTGAATACATCTCTAACAAAAGAGCGGATGAAGGTTACCGCATTTATGCTCCCAGAAGCGAAGAAGAGATGATCCTCGACTTTCCCAACAATCCCCAGAACGAGGGTGAATACGTCGTCTCTGCTATCCCTCTGGTTTCCTATGCAACGTCCTGGCGTCATCCTTTCCAGTCTCCCGCGCCATTTAGTGACGCCGCATGCCTTCAGCTCGAAGTAGATCGACAAATGGCGCTTCTCAACGACTACAGCGCCAGGCAGTCGCTAAGCGCTCTATTCGTCATCACTGGTCTCGGCCTTGACAGTAACGGCAAGGTCAGTCCTCCGACTTTGGGCGGGAATTCCGTACGCTTAGAGAAAGCAGAGGCGGATGCAAAATGGGAGGCTATCGACACGCAGCACGTCCCGCAGCAAATAGAAGACGTCGAACGAAAAGAGAGGCTTATCAGGAAAAAGTGTATGAATGCCTCCGGTGCAATGCCTTCATCCGTAGAAAGCAAGGAAGCTCAGGTCAAGGCAGAAGACGAAAAGGCCGCGACTTGGTTAGAGCTTTGCATGCAAGCGGATATGGTCTCTTCTAGAAATCTACTGCTATTGACGGCCGAAATGGAAGGCTTGAAGATTGAGGGAGAGCCGACATTGACAGCCTCGGAGGTAATGAGCAGACAGGAGAAACGGGACCTGCTCGTCAATTTGGCACGGTGGACACAAGACCGGGGCGGTAACCTGTTTTCCGGAGGGGAATTCCGTGAGGCTTTCCGTCAGCACTCCGGTTTGACACAAGAAGAATGGGAAGCCCTGGTAGAGAGTATAGACGGGGAAGACTGGAAGCGGCGAATCAAGCCGGAGTTTTGGTTTAACTCTTTAGCGGACGATGAAAAGAAAAGACTCTTAACGGAGTCAGGAATTCTCTCAGAGGGCATGCTCTCTGGCAACGTAAAGGAGAAGACGACATGACGTTGAAGGATCTGCTTGAGAAGCTCGGAATCTTGAATCAATCGATTGATACGGTACCCGCTTCGGTGTCGCCACAGGTCCCGGCCTACTCGGCTTCGGTGGTGCCACAGGTTCCGGCCGCTACGTCGGCTTGGGTGCCACAGGTGCCACAGGCTCCACAGGTGCCACAGGTGCCACAGGTGCCACAGGTGCCACAGGCTCCGACGGTTCCGGTCCCTCCGACACCGGAGGCACAGATGCCGCTTGAGAAGATGAAGCGAGAAGAGCTGTTGGCTCTTCTCCAGGAGGATCGCCAGAAGATGGCCTCTTTGAGCACGATGGTAAATCAGTTGCTCAGCGCAAATCAAGCCATGGTCGAACGCTTCAATGCTGATCAGATGCGCATGGCGTTAGAGCCTCACCTGCAAGGTATTCCTTCGGATCTGAGAGACTTCGCTTTCTCTCAGTTAACACCATACATTCGCCGGGCGGGTGAGACCTGGCAGACGGTAACGGCCGATGGAAGGCCGCTCTTGAAGGATGGAAAGCCCGTTTCCTTGGCGGAGCTTGTCCAGCTCTTCAAGGATGGCGGGCTGACTGGAAAAGCCTATCCGTCTCTATCCGCCCATCAAGGACAAGAGCTACTCGGGGGCGGAGGTTTCGGCATCTCTGGTCAAACGGGCTCGTCCATGACTCGGCGACAGATGCGGGAGAAGTTTGGGCGTCAGGCTCCCTCGCCGCAGGTCTCTACCCATTAGGAGGAAGGACGAATGGCAAACGTCTTTGTAAATCCCAGCGTCGTTGCGAGTAGCTTTGATCCCGCGGACGTCACATATTGGGCCTCCATGCATTTGGAGTTTCTCACGCAGGCTTACCGAAGGGCCGCTAGCCCCGTCGTGGTGAGCGCTTTCCCGGCTTCACCGAAGAAGGGGACCACGATCGACATACGTTTTACAGACGTCCCGCAAGCGGGAGACTACTTTGAGGGCGAAGTCCAACCGCAACCGATCTCACAGCAACGAAAGACGCTCGCAATCGAGCACCATTTGACGGTGACGCACGTCATTCGTGGAGACGAGTTGACGTTGAAGCTGGACGACTTTAACGAGACCGTCATGCGGCCGGCTATGCAGGGCTTGGCGGATGCCCTGGACGTTTACGTCATGTCCAAGGCCCGTTTGATTCCGTACACGAATGCGGGGGACCTTACGGCGGGACACTTGACGACGCTCTCAGGGTTGGAGCCGCATGTGACGAACCTCTATCGGAACGGTGCTCCCACGGTAAGCCGGTATGCCATGATGGATCCACAGGCGTATCTCAAAGCCGCTGTCTCTCCGGATTTTGCCCATGCAAACATCCGGGGCTCTTCACAGACGTTTGACTCGGGAGTCTTGCGCCCGGCCCTGGACGTTGATTTTGACAGGTCCCAGGGGGTCGGCTTGGGACGGCCGAACATGATCACCAGCTTGTCGAACGACAACCGGCACAAGGCGGGCACCCTTGGAGCCTCCACGGTGAGCGGAGCGGTCGTTGAGGGGGTGAGCACCATGAGTGCCGACGGCGCCGTCGATGGCACCTACAAGCCGGGAGACCTGTTCATTGTCGACGGAGTGACGGGGAGCTTTGTCGTCACGAATGCCGGCGCGGCCGACGGTACGGGCGCAGCTTCGGGGATTCAGTTTTACCCCGCGGCGCCCGCGGGTGGGTTTCCCGACGGAGCGGCTGTCACGTTCTCGGGTGACCACGTCAAGAACCTGGTAGCGAGTCCGGGGTGCATCGTCGCGGCGGCGGTACCGGCCGCGCTCGTTCCCGGTCAATTTGGAGCGCAGATCCAAGACGAGCACGGATTCTCGTTCACCTGGCAATGGCACCAAAAGGACCCAAAGACAGGGTCCGCGTCTCTCTCTTTCGAAATGTTCGTCGGTGCTGTGTTGGCGCGGCCGGAATTCGGATCGGTCCTCATGACGCCCTACCAGTAAGTCGGGAGGGGTTCCGGGTGGATCTAGTTGTAGAGGACGGAACGGGCGTTGTCGGTGCGAACGTGTATCAGGACGATACGGCCACGTCTGCTCAGCTCTCCAAGCTGGGCTATGCGACCTATGGCGATCTTCCCGAAGAAGTCCGGACGTCCGTTCTAGTCTTAGCTACTGCCGCTATAGATTCCTCTCTCCGGAGCACTCCGGACGGTGTACCCGTGAACCCTTCCCAGGGCCTCTACTACCCGAGGGGTGGCGGTGGTGGTGGTGTAGGCCGCATTCCTGAGTCCGTGCCGCTTGCGTGCTCACTGAAAGCCGAGCTGTGGGCCATAGAGGAGCACGGGACGGACCCGCTTGTATCGATTCCTCCTGAGGTGACCGAGGTCAGCTTGGCAAAAGGGGTCAAGGTTGTAAAGAAACCCGGACGGGTGGACAGCCCCAAGGTGCGCAACCTGCGGTCCCTGATCCAGGGCTTGCTTTTGGCGGTACAGCCAAAGCCGAGGGTCTCTCTATGAGCTTCTCCGCTTTCGTCGAGACCATGGTAAACGCTGTCACGCCCATGGTGTCGGATGGGTCCGTGATCCTCCGTCCTCCGCCGATTTCTTCGATCAAGGTAGACGGTGAGGCCTTGGACCTGGTTCTTGATACCGACGCTCCCGTAGGCTCGACAAGCGTAACGGTAAGAAACCGCGTCGGAGACCTGGTTAGAGGAGTCGTTCCCGAGGGTCACCTTATCCTGCTAGGTGACGAGTCGCGGCGGGTAGCTTCCTGGGCCATGGTCGAGAGGGGGATTCTAGAAGTCTCTCTGTCATCGCCGCTCACGGTGGAAGCCTTGGCCGGGGATCCGGTTTCTTTTGAGAATGGAGAGTTTCACGTGGAGCATAGCGCGACGGTGAGCATTGAGAGCTTTCCCATGCTTGGC